AAGATGTCCTTACTGCTTTGGAAATACTAAAGGAGAGAAATGGTGGCAAGTGATCCGATTACTTATGATCGCGCTGACCTACGCGGTATTCTTAAAGCCTTCAAAGCGATGGATGACCAAGCAGTTCAAGAAGCCAGAGCAGAAAGTAATGCCCTCGCAACCTACGCCGCCAATCAAATCAAAGTTACCGCTATGGGACGAACGGTCGCGAGTGCTGGTGTTCGGAGAGTTGCCGAAGGCGTCAGAATCAGCAAGTCATCCAAGATTGGCGAATTCTCTTATGGATTTGCATCTCAAAGGTTTTCTGGTGGCGCAACAACACAGAAGCTCTGGGCAGGTCTTGAATTTGGAAGTAACCGCTATAGCCAGTTCCCCCGAAGAACTCCCAATCGCGGACGCGGCAATTCTGGCTACTTCATCTACCCGACACTTCGCAAGATTCAGCCTGAATTAGTGCGCAAATGGGAAGAAGCTTTTTCTGCAATTGTAAAGAAATGGGGATAACAAATGGCTGGTAATAGAACGCTCAAGTTATCTATCCTTGCTGATGTCGATGATTTGAAAAAGAAGCTTGGTCAGGGCGAAAAAGAAGTGCAGGGCTTTGGCGACAAGTTAGGTGAATTTGGCAAGAAGGCCGCCGCAGCCTTTGCAGTAGCAGCAGCCGCAGCAGCTGCCTACGCTGGCAAGTTATTGATTGATGGCGTTAAAGCTGCTATTGAAGATGAAAAAGCGCAAGTCAAACTAGCAAAAACTTTAGAAAATACAACTGGCGCAACTAAAGACCAAATTAAAGCAGTTGAGGATCAAATACTGCAAATGTCTTTGGCAACTGGTGTAGCTGACGACAAACTTAGACCTTCTTTTGAAAAATTAGTTAGAGCTACAAACGATGTTGAAAAGGCTCAGAAACTACAAACGCTGGCTTTGGATATAGCTGCTGGATCAGGTAAAGATTTAGATGCAGTAAGCCAATCATTAGCTAGAGCTTATGATGGCAATACTTCCGCCCTTAGCCGTTTAGGTATTGGTTTATCAGCTGCTGAGCTTAAGTCTATGAGCTTTGATGATGTTACAGCTCAACTAGCCGATACCTTTGGCGGACAGGCTTCTATCCAAGCAGATACTTTTAGTGGGAAAGTCGCAAGACTGCAGGTGGCTTTCGATGAAGCTAAAGAATCGGTCGGAGCAAGACTGCTGCCAATTCTGACTAACCTGCTAGATAAATTTAATAATAATCTTGCCCCAGCCATAGAATCAATACGAAAGAAATTCGAGCCTCTGACGAAAGCGTTGGATGAAAATAAAGAGGAATTTACTGCTATCTGGAATTTCTTAAATAAATATATCGTCCGCATTTTGACTGGTGCTCTCAAAACAGCAGTTAGCGGAATTGTTACTACATTCACTACCTTGGTTAATATAATTGGGAAAGCCGTCAATTTCTTTGGTGACCTATACAATGCCTATAAAAAATTTGTTGATTTTATTAAAAACAATCCATTAAGCAAATTTATAGGCAAAATAAACCCATTTGATAACGCGTCATTTACAACACAAGATTTTGATAGTTTTACAGCACCTTCTGCTAACTTTTTAACCGCAAATTTAGTCAGCCCAATGACTAGCAATGGTATGACTTTATCCCTACCTTCTAGCCTAAAAAGAGGTGGCCGTTACTCATTTAAGTTCCTTAGAGAGCAAGGCTATTCGGATGAGGACATTTTGGCTTGGAAGAACGCTGGTTTGATAGTCACTACTACTCCTGAGGGTTTAACTATGAAAGAATTAGGATTGAGTAGCCTTGATCCTCAAGAGCAGGTAAATGAATTTTTAAGACGCAGAGCAGCTGGAGAGTTGCCACAGGCTCAGGCTCAATACAATATAACAGTCAATGGCGCTTTAGATTCTGAATCGACTGCTAGACAGATTATTGAATTATTAAACGAAAGCGCTGCCAGAGGAACTCAAGGGGCTTTGGCTTTAACTGGAGTTACAGTTTGACGCTTTGGAATCCCGTTTATCGAATTAAGGTAAATGGTTCAACAGTAACAGGGGCGACCTTAGGTGGATTGACTATAACCTCTGGTAGAACTGACATCTATTCGCAGCCCACAGCAGGGTATTGTAGTTTAACATTAATTGAAACGAATGAATCTGACCTAAGCTACGAAGTAAATGATGCAGTCACTATTGAAGTCCAGAATTCTGCTAGCACTTATATTGTTTTATTTGGTGGCTTTATAACTGATATTAATGTAACAGTCCGCAAATCGGGTTCAACGGCCTTAACTCAAGAAATTAAGATTTTTGCTCTAGGTGCTTTGGCCAGACTTGCTAGAGCGATTTATACTGGCAATTTCGCTCATCAATTTGATGGAGACCGAATTGCAGAATTATTTGAAAATGTATTATTTGACCGATGGAATGAAGTGCCAGCTGCGGAAACTTGGTCTGGTTATGATCCAGTAGTTCAATGGCTTGATGCGGAGAATAGTGGTTATGGTGAAATTGACACTCCCGGCGATTACGAATTACATTCAGAAAACAATTTAAATGATACAGTTTATGATTTAGCCGCTCGCTTTGCTACTTCTGGGCTAGGTTATCTATATGAAGATTCTCAAGGTCGAATTAGCTATGCAGACTCAACACATAGAGGACAATACTTAGCTGCTAATGGATATGTGGATTTGGACGGAAATCACTCAATTGGACCTGGTTTTACAATATCTAAGAAATCAGGCGATGTCCGTAATTCAATAACAATTGCTTATGGGTCAGCAGGTAGTCAAAATGTTACTGACAGCGATATAGCTTCAATCGCTGAATATGGACAATTGGCAACCACTATAAATACCACTTTGCGAAATCAAGGAGATGCTGAAAGCCAAGCGGCTTTTTATTTATTAATTCGAGCTTATCCTCAATATGCAGTCAAGCAGGTAACTTTTCCGTTGGGGAGCACCGAAATCGATAATACTGATAGAGATTCCCTATTGGGTGTTTTTATGGGTATGCCAGTCAATATTGTAAATTTGCCTGCAAATATGGTGAATGGAGAATTTCAAGGCTTTGTTGAAGGCTGGACTTGGACTGCCAGCCTAAATCAATTAAGCCTGACGATGACCGTTTCACCGTTGGCTTTCTCGCTTCAAGCCTTCAAATGGTCAGATGTCCCAATTGCCGAATACTGGGCAAGTCTAAACCCAGCTTTAGACTGGCTTAACGCTACAATAGTTGCCTAAGGAGAATAAATGCCAACGACAAGTAATTTTGGCTGGACAACCCCAGCTGATACAGATTTAGTTAAGGACGGCGCAGCTGCCATTCGCACTTTAGGCAATGGAGTGGATACTTCATTTGTTGATTTAAAAGGCGGAACAACTGGTCAAGTTTTGACCAAAGCAAGCGGAACTGATTTAGATTTCAGTTGGACTGCCGTTGATCCATTAGTTATTTTAGATGCTAAAGGGGATTTGATTTCTGCAACTGCAGCTGATACACCAGCGCGATTGGCTGTTGGAGCAAACGGAACAGTTTTAACGGCCGATTCGGCTGAATCAACAGGATTGAAATGGTCTGCTCCAAGTGTCCCAGTAAATAAAAATTATTTGATAAATGGCGGTTTTGCTATTGCCCAAAGAGGCACTTCTTTTACCGCTAGCAATAACAATGATGATGCCTACACTTTAGATCGCTGGTATATCCTTTCAGACACCAACGATGTTATTGATGTTACTCAAGACACCACAACAGTTCCTACCAATGGACAGTTTGCTATTGCCCTAGATGTAGAAACAGTTAATAAGAAGTTTGGCATAGCCACTATCATTGAAAACAAAGATTGCGTTGGTTTAATTGGCAATACAGTAACTTTTAGTTTCAAGGCTAAAGTATCTGCCACTACTAAATTAGATAATGTCAAGGCTGCTATTGTGGCTTGGTCTGGAACTGCCGACACAGTAACAAGCGACATCATTTCGGCTTGGAATGTTGAAGGCACAAACCCTACTTTGATCGCTAATGCTACCTATGAGAACAGTCCAGTAAATCTAAACCTAACTACTTCTTATGCTACCTACTCCGTATCTGCCGCAGTTGATACTGCCAGCACTAAGAACCTAATTTTGTTTATTTGGTCTGATGTTACTGATACTACACTTGGGGATTTCTTATACATAAGTGAGGCTAAGTTAGAACTTGGTTCAAGTGCAACAGCATTTGT